GATTTTATTTGGTTTAAAAGCAGACGTGCTGCTGTCAATCACGCTCTAATTGACGCTGTTCGTGGACGAAGCAAGTTACTTTTTTCTAGCCTTAGTGATGCAGCAGCAACATCTACAACAACAGCAAAAGACTTAGTGTCGTTTGACGCAGATGGCTTTACTGTTGGTGTTCCCGAACAAAATGGTTCAATCAATAATAGCGGCGCTTCTTTAGTGGCATGGAACTGGAAAGCCAACGGTGCTGGCTCCTCTAACACGGCTGGCACTATTACCAGCACAGTCAGCGCAAGCACTACTAGCGGGTTCTCGATTGTTACTTATACGGGCACAGGGTCTAACGCTACGGTAGGTCATGGGTTAGGTGTAGCGCCTAGTATGGTGATTGCAAAAGTTAGGTCAAGTGCTGGTGATGATTGGACTGTGTATCACACATCTATCGGTGCAACTAATCGTGTAATGCTAAACTTAACAAATGCAAGCGCCGCAAGTACCGTTTGGAACAATACAGCACCAACCAGTTCGGTGTTTTCTGTTGGAACGATTGGCGATACTAATAGATTGAACGCCACAATCGTCGCCTACTGCTTCGCACCCGTGGCTGGCTATTCTGCCTTTGGTTCGTATACTGGCAACGCATCTACTGACGGGCCGTTTATTTACACAGGGTTTAGGCCAAGGTTTGTGATGTTCAAAAACACAACGGACAACACAACATCATGGATTATTTTTGACACAGCAAGAAGCACATACAACATCATGGGTGAGCGTCTTGACCCCGACTCATCTGCTGCGGGGAGCGCATTTAGTTCGCTTGATTTCTTGTCAAATGGTTTCAAAATGCGTGCAAACAACGGCTTGAATCAATCTGGCAACACAATCATCTACGCAGCCTTTGCCGAAAATCCCTTTAAGTATTCTCTTGCGAGGTAATTATGTTTCAACTAAACGGTAATCCAATCTCAATCGACTCTGAACAAGTCATCGGTGGTATACGCTATCCACACCTGCGTGACCCTGCCCTGCGTGAGCAACTAGGCGTGGTAGAGGTAGCAGACCCTGAGCAGTATGACCAACGCTTTTACTGGGGCGTAGGCAATCCTAAACTCCTGAATGACCGTGAGGAGTCTGACGAGGAAGGTAATCCTCTTTATGTCAAAGTCTTGGGTACAGTCAATGGTGAGCCTGCTATGGTTGACTCAGCAGAGCGTCTAGTAACCAAGGGACTCAAGAGCCAATGGACTGCACAGGTCAAGGACACGGCTGGCAAGCTGTTGGCACAGACTGACTGGATGATTGTACGCAAGGCTGAGAGAAACATCGATGTACCTGCTGCAGTGGCTACGAAGAGAGCCGCTATCGTTGCTGAGTGTGACAGGTTAGAAGCTGCTATTGCTGCCTGTACAGATGTAGAAGCACTTATTGCTGTGGTTAGCAACCAAAACTGGGGTGAATAATGTCATCAGTAGACCAAGTTAAAGGACAACTTGACACCCATGAAGCAGTGTGCGCTGAACGCTATGCAGGCATCAACGCTAGGCTAAAGAGACTAGAACAGATCCTGCTGGGAACTACTGGTTTCATCGTAATTCTGTTACTCAGTTTAGTTCTTAAAGTAGGTTAATATGAGCAGAAAAGTCTCCGCTGTTACAACTAAGTCTACTACCACTAAGGAAACTATTCTTACAGTACCAACTAAGAATACTGGTCTTTGGCAGTTAATGTATATTATTAGTCTTACTGGTAACGATACTCCAAAGGTCTACTGGTACGATGTCTCTACCAACACTGAGTACTTTATTGTTGGTGGTAAGAACTTAGGTGCTGGTGAGTTTGTTAGATTAGACGGAGAGGCAGAGGTAGTCTTACAAGCTGGTGATGAGATTCGTGTGCAAAACTCTAGCACTAATACAGTAACTTACATAGCAACTGTAGAGTTCATGCCTGAGATGACAGTTCAGTTCCAATTCTAAAGGAGAATAGTATGCCAATGGTAGACGGAAAGAAATACCCTTACACTAAGAAGGGCAAACAAGAGGCAGCTTCGGCTAAGATCAGTAAGCTTCGTAAAGAAGGTATGCCTCAGAAGCAGGCAGTAGCTGTTGGTCTAGCCATGACTGGTATGTCTAAGAAGAAGAAAGTTAAGAAAGGCTCTTCTCGTGGCTACTAAGCCGGGACTATATTCAAATATCTGGGCCAAGCGTAAGCGAATAGCTGAAGGATCTGGTGAAAAGATGCGTAAGGTTGGGACTAAAGGTGCTCCCACAGCTAAGGCGTTCAAACAAGCTAAGAAGACTGCGAAGAAATAATGGTAAAGAAGGTATATCAGAATCCAGAAGGTGGCTTAAACGC